AGGCCTCCAAGAAGTAGTGCCCCAATTCGTGTAAATAGGTGCTCAAATTTGCGCCCTTGAACAGGCCGATGATCGCCTTGCCGTCCTGGCTGAACTCACGCGGCACGAAGCCGCCCAGATCGTCCTGCGACAGCATCGGCGAGTCCGTCACCCCTTGGGCCACGATGTGCGGCGCGTACTCGGCGTACAGCTCGGATGGTGTGCCGCCCAGGCGCTCCGCCATGGTCTCGAAGAAAGCCTTGGGCAACTGCGAATAGGCCTGATTGACCGCCGGCGAGAAGCGGCCGGCCGCGTTGAGTTGGGCGACGATGTCTTGCTGGATCGCCTTGCCCTGTTCGGCGCGGGTGAGGTCTGCCGACTGCTCGGACGCCAGCAGCGCCATCTCGTCGATCGGCTGCGCGTCCTGGTTCTGGCGGAAGGCCTGCGCCTCGGTGCGCGTCATCCCGCCCGGCTCGGTCTTGAGCTCGTTGATGATGTCCTGGGCGAAGCTGTTGCCCGCGATTCGCGCGGCGAATTCAGCCACCGGAATGCTGATGTCCCCACCTGACTGCAGGGCTCCGGGCAACTGCTCGGCAACCGATGGCGACACGGCCGCCAGTTTGTCGCCCAGGCCGCTCTGGGCCAGGGTCTGCGCGCTGATGAAAACTTCCTGCAGCGGCCCGCCCTCGGTCGCTTCCTTGACGTACTGCTCGAACATGTCGGGGGCGCGCTGGCGCAACTTGCTCTGCGCCGACAGTTCGGCCAGCGCATCCAGCGCCTTGGCTTGCTGTTCGGCCTGGTCGGCGCGCTGCGCTTGATGCTGGCCGCGCGCCTTGATGTGCAGGCCGGCCTCGACAATGCTGCGCACAATGCCGCCGACAGCCGCACCGACGCCACCCTCGGCGCCGGCCTGGCCCAGGTTGACCTGGTTGTCAGGGTTGGTGAGGGCCTTTTGCACCAGATCGTGCAGCACGTTCTCGGCAAATTCCTGCCCGCCTTCGGCTGCAGCGGCGATGCCGATGCGCGCCAGGCTGGCGGCGATCTGGTTTTTGATCGGCACGGCCAGCGGCCCCAGCAGCTTGTCCAAGGCCCACTTCTCGGTGAGACCGGTCACTGCCGAGCCGCCCAGGATGGCAATGTCTTTCTTCCACTGCGGCGCGTTGTCCTTCTCGACCTTCTCCGACATGATGGATGCGCCCTGGGCCCAGAGGCTCGCGCCCCGGTCGATCGGCAGCATCGCGATCTGGCTGGCCACCTGGCCCAGCCCACCCACCACCTGGTCGCCGAAGGTCTGCCGTGCCTGCGGCAGCATCACGTTCTGGCGATAGAACTGCATGGTCTCCTTGCCGATGTCGCGCCAGTCGCCGGCCACCTCGGGGCCGGTGATCGAGGCCTCGGTGGGCTTCTGTGGCGTGAGCCCCATCGGCCCGGCTTGTGGGGTGGGCAGCACCAGTGCGGCAAAGGTGGCCAGCGCGCGCCGCTGGGCGACGTTGGCCAGCTCGCCAAAGCCGTGGATTGAGCGCCCGACGTTCTCGCCCGCGCTGCCGAAGAACTGGCGAGAGATGCGCGACAGGATCCCGCTGTCATCGTGCGCCAGCGCGGCAAAGTCGGCGTCGCTGTACTTGCGCTGCAGTACGGGCGCGCCGGCCGTGTCGTTCGTCACCGCCTTGATGGCGGCGGCCCGCTCGGCGTCCTTCGGCAGCGCGGCTACCACCGCGCGCGGCTGGTCCAGAAAGGTGGCGATGCGCTGCTGTTTGGCGGCTTCCTCGGGGTTGATGCTTACCGCGCTGAACACGGTAGCGTTGAAGCGCGCGCGCTTCGCTTCGAGTTCAGCCTGAATGACCGGGTCCAGATCGTCAAGGGTCTCATTTGGCATGGGGCACTCCGGCAATCGGGCTTATGCCCTTGAGGTAGAGGCGGCGCAGGTTCGCCTCGGTGGGCACATAGTCGGGGTCGCTGGTGGCGGTATAGACGCGCTGCATCTGCGAGATCAGGCGCGCCTTGTCGGCGGCGGGCACCACCACCTTGGCGGCCTCGGCGGGGGTCAGCGCGGCGGCCGGTTTGGTGGTGTCCCACCAGCCGCCCACCGTGACGGTCTTGGCGGCTTCCTGGCGCATGATCTGGCTCTTTTCCTCGGCAGTGAGGGGGCGGCGCACGTCCTGCGCGGTCTTCTGCAGCAGGATGTCCACCCGGCTCTTAAGGTTGTCCAGCAAGGCCTTGGACTCGGGCGGCATGTTCGAGCGGTAGGGATCGAGCGCCAGTACTTCCTGCACGATGCCCTTGAAGGCGTTGTCGTCGATCTTCGCGGTGAGCCGGCCGTCTTTGCTTTGCACCTCTTGCCAACGTGTCAGCAGACGTTCGGTTCCCTCGAAACCGTATTTCGTGCGAAGGGCCGCCACCTGGGTGCGCGACATGGCCGCCAGGTTGTCGGGGTCGGAGTCGCGCATGTAGTCGGCGCCGTTGTCGAGCATGGCCTTGCGGTCGAGCAACTGCAACTGGCTGACCTGGCGGGACAGCTCGGAGGCGCCATGGGCTGAGCGCGCGGCCGCCTCGGCTTCGAGGCCCTTGACGATCTCGTGTCGCTTCACCTCGGGCAGGCCCAGCCAAGCCGGCGAACTCTTGACGCGGCTCATGGGCATGCCGGAGTCCACCATGCCGTACACCGCATTGATGCCGCCCGCGTTCATCTCGGACTGCTGTGCGTTGAAGGCCGCGGCTCGCTGCTTGAGGCTGGTCAGCGCAGCCTCGCGCAGCTTCACATCCGCAGGAAAGCGGTTGCGCAGGGCCTGCTCCATGTCGAAGATCCGCACCGGGTCGTTTGGGCCCTTGGGGGCGGCAGCTGCCCACGCCTCGTCGGCGGCCTGGTCGCCGCGCAGTTGAACGTGCACGTCCTTGACGTGGCCGGTGAGGCGCAGGCGCGCCTCGTCAGTCAGCTCCGGGTTGACCTGGTTCAGGTACTCGGCGGCGTACTCGACCTTGCCGGCCTGCAGCGCGCCCAGCACCACCGCGTTGTGGCCCCGGCTCAATTGTTCGATGGTGGAGGCTTCCACCATGGCGGCGGGCCAGCCGCGCAGCCGGCCCTCTTCGGCCGTGGCCGCTTTGATCGCGCTGCGCGACTGCACCAGCGCGCCCACGTCGCCCCAGGCCAGCCCCATCTGGTCCTGCGCCAGCTTGGTGGTGCCCTGCTGCACGCCGATCGAGTAATCAGCGTGTTCACGCGCCAGGTGCTGGAACAGGCCCGCTTCGAACTGCTGCCGCACCTGCTTGGACTGCGTCGAGAACAGCAGCCGCTGGCGGTCGTTGCCCAGTTCGCCCGACAGGGTGTCGATGGTGTCGGACAGTCGTTGCCCGTATGTCTCGGCAAGCGACTTGCCGTCGCTGTCGGGCTTGAGCGCAGCCTCGCCGCGTAGTTGAATGTATCCCTCTTGCCGGTCATAGGTCAGCCGCAAGCGTGCCGACATCGCCTTGTTGACGGCATCGGCGACGCGCACCTGGTCCGCCTGTTCCTGGAACTGCTCGGCAACGCTGGCGGCCCGTCCGAGGGCCTGCCCGAACTGGCCGGCCTGCTCGGCGCCGATCTGGCCCGGCGTCGGGCCACTGGGGGCGCTCAGCAGCGCATTGGGCTGCGCGGTCTGCTGGGTCTGGAAGTTTGAATAAACAGGGACTTTAGGCATAGCGACGGCCCTCCAGGAAGACCGCAGCTGACGCACTGATCGGTGCGGGCGGTGCGGGTTTGATTTGGCTAAACAGGTTGCGCAAGGCCACACCCTGCGCACGAGCGACGACCGGATCGCACCCTGCAGCGGTGGCTTCTTCCACAAAGCGCTCAAGCGCCGCGCCGTGGCGGGCTGCTGGGTCTGGTGTGTCAATCACGATGTTGTTCCCTTCTACAAGAGACACGCACGCCGGCGCGCGTGGAATAGCCGACGTTCGAGACGGTTGCGGGAGTTCTCCCACTCGGGTGGGGTGGGCTCGCGGGGTGGCGGGGGCAGGCCTGACGCGGCGCGGTAGCGACCGGCGTACAAGGCGGCCACCAAATCGACCGATGCCCCCCTGTGAGATTTCTCCAGTTCCTTGATTCGTTGCTGCAATCGCATGGGGTCTCCTAGCTGTCTTGGGCCTCGAGCGCGGCAATGCGCGCGGCCAATTCGTCGGTTTCGATGATCTTGGACGCGCTCGCAATTGCACCGAGAAGCGCAGCGCCCGCGTCCGGGCTGATGACACCAGCCCCCACCGCATCGACCACCGCTCGGGCCTTGTCGGACATCGACTTGGCAGCGACAAGTCCGGGGATTTGGACAGGTGCGGATTCGGGCTTCGGCGGCGGGGCGATACGTTCCAGGCAGAGCCTCATGGCTACGGCGTCACCGCCCAGGGCCATGTCGATGCACCTTGCCACCAGGGTCTCTTTGTGCGGATCGAGCAGCTGGCGCAGCTGAGCAGCGCGCGGCGAACGGCCCGCAGGGTTGCCGCTCTGGCCCTTCTGCCAAGCGGTACGGCGCCGGCTCGCGACTACCGGTTGTGTTTCCAACGGGTTGGTATCTGCCATCTAATTTCGCCGTGCACGATCTTGCGTATGAGGGTCCGGCTGCACTCGAACTTCGCCGCCAGCCGCCGATAGCCCCACCCCTCGGCGCGCAGCACCAGCACCAGCTCCACATCGCCGTCGCTCAGCTTGGCGTTGTGGTGGCTTTCTCCCACCCGTCTGCCGAGTTCGTTGCAGCCGATCGCTCGCGGCATGCAGCATCAAGCGATGGTGCGGGCGCTTGGGTAGAGGGCGCCGACGCTGACTTTCGAATCCACAATTGCAGCCGAGAACTTGCCAGTCAACAGCGGGCCGGTGCCCACCGTGTACTGGACCCCGAGATAGCGCTGGCCCACCGGCTGCGCGAGCAGGACTGCCGAGGGAATGCGCAAGACGATCGGGCGACAGCCGATGGCCAGCTCGGCCTTGCCGATGGCGCCCGACTGAATCAGCACGGCCGGCGAACTGAGGTTCGCAGCGGCCGAGGTGATGACCTGAAAATTCACGGTCGCGGCGCCGGCGGCGGTCGCCGCCTCGTCCACCGTGATGGCGACATACAGATCCTTGCCATGCCCGAGGTCTCGGGCCTGCTGCAGGTCGATGGTGTTGGTGGACACCGCCGAGGCGGTGATAGCCTGGGCGGACGAGAGTTGCAGAAGTGCGTCGGTCAACATGGTTTGTTCCTCCTATTTGCATTTCGCCAGCACGGCTGCGTCCTGCTCGACCGTTTCCAGTGCGGCAGCGATGCCGGCCGAGACCTTGCGCAGGCTGGCGTGCAGGCCGGCGAGCAGGTCCTGGTTGGCATCTGCCGGGCAACACTCGGGCACCTGGGTTTGGGCGGCAACCCCTGCAGTCACGGCCAGGGCAATGGCATCCATCGCTTGCGCAAGCAGGTCCGCCACCGGCTCCAGGTGCACCGCGAGCGCGTGCTGGTAACCGATGGCCTTGGCAAGGCGTTCTGCGAAGTCTGCGGCCTGCGCCTCGGCTTGGGCGGTCTTTGCTCGCCACTTGGCGCGGTAGGCTTCCACGGCCTCAGTTTCGGGTGGAGTCTTGAGCAGGCCGGCGACGCCGTCGGCTTGCACCGAGTCAACCAAGGCCTGGCTGTTGTGAATTTTGAACATGTCGTGTGCTCCGAACTATTTCAGTTTTCCGGCGGCGCGGGCTTCGCGTGCCAGGCGTGCGAACTGCAAGACAACTTCCGGGTGATCGCCCAGGCCGTTGTGGGCCAGCATGCGGGCAACTCGCGGGTCACGGCGTGCGAACTTGGCGGCATCGGCCAGGGCCCGCGCTGCTGAGGTCCCGTACTGCGCGTTGAGCTGCTCGGCGATCTGGTCGTGCCAGGCCGCGCGCTGATCGGCTGTCGGAGGCTGCGTCAATGAGTTCGCCACCCGGCGAACAGTCATCACATCGGAGTTTGTGGCGCCGATGTCGGCGGCGATCTCGCGGAGCTCCTGTACAACCACCGGCTTGACCTCGGGCGCCAGGCCTTCGTCGGTGGCGTACAGGTCGTCAGGCAGGGCGGTGGCAAACGCCGTCTTGACGCCATACAGGCGGCGCGCCGTGTCGGCATCGCGCAGTTCCTGGATCTCGGCGGGAATTTCCAGCGTGACCGGTGCGGGCGTCGCGTCGGGCGCGTCCGTTGCGCCCGGCTCGGCTTTGGCAGCGTCTTCGGTCTTGTGCGCAGTTTCGTCCGGATACATGCGCTGGGCCAGGTCGAGCGGATGGCTCTGCTGGTGGGGGCTGGCCGGCGTGTCGGGGTTGCTGGCCGGCGTGGCCACGGCAGGCGCTGGCGCCGGGCTTTGCGCCATCGACGGATACATGCGAGCGGCCATGTCGTCGAGCGAACTCGGCGCGGATTGAACAGGCGTGTTCACAGCGGCAGGCCTTCGACTTCGGCAGTGCCTTGCACCAGGGCCACGATGCGGTCGCCCGTACGTTTGACTTCGGGAGCGATGAGTTCCGGCTCCCCGTAGCTCGTCGTGAACTGCAGGGCCATCGCGCTGCGCGGCACGATGCCCTGCACTGCAGCGTCAAATTGGCTGAGTAACGGATTGGCGGGGGTCCGCTCGAAGTCCGACAGCATGATGCGCAGGTCCGTTTGGCTGTTCCCGGGCTGCGCCGCGCGGAAGAAGTCAACGACGGACCGACCCAGACCACCATTGACCTGGATCCATTCCTTGCAGGCCCTATCGAGCGCCTGCATGGCCTTGTCCAATGCCGCGCCGGCGGCGTCTCGGCGGGCGCTGAGTTGCACCGCCTGGCGCAGGTGGGCGACGGCACCAAGCCGGCGCGCTTTTTCATCGTCGACCTGGTCAGCCGCGACGGCCGCACCGTGCGAGTCGTTGAGGAGTTTCAGGTCGCCCTCGGCGTTGGCCACCTCAACACCGGTCTTGCGGGCAGTCGAAAGGGTGGTTGGATCGCCGGGCCGCAGTGCCAGGGCTTCGAGGGCAATCCGATGGCGGTCCCGGGCATAGGCGAGGGTTTGCTCGGCTTCGGCGATTTGGGCGCTCAGGGTGGCAATTTTGGACACGTTGCGGGCTCCTTGAAAGGTTGCCCACACGATGCCCGGTTGCGCGCAGGCTGTCAGGCCCGCACACGCTGCGCACACGCTAGAAGCCGTACAAGTTGATTTGAGGGCGCGCGGCCACTACGATGCGGCCGTCATCGCTGATCGAGATCGAGGGGCGGCGCATGGCTTGTGCGAGCTCCCAGCAATTGGTGTCGCGCTCGACCCAATCGGCCGCCGTGGCCAGCCGGTTGCGCAGTGCATTGCCGGGCCGCTTGACAACACCCACCAGGTCAACCGCGTGCAAGGTGTTGCTGGCGGTCAGGCCGTGCGTAAAGATCGACCAGGCATCACCCAGGCCGGGGTGGCCGGGGTGCGGGTAGGTTTGCTCTTTGCCCTCGGTGCCCAACACGACATAACCCGGCATGGGCAGATAGAACACCAGGGGCGGGCCCTGCAGGCGCTTTGCCACGTGGGCGCGGGCCATCAGGATCTCGCGCACCTGGTCGAGCGCGTCACGCCGGGTGGGGTCGCGTTCGGCGTTCAGCATCGCTTGCACCGCGTGGTGCGCGGTTGACAGGATCTCGAATTCGCTGGGGATGGTCATGTGTCTGCTCCGGGCCTGCATTAAGCCTGCTATCAGGTGGGCTCCAGGCGATAGTCGCGGCCGGTGAGCGTCACCACGGTGATACCGGCCATGATCCTGGAATATTGCGGCGGGGTGAAGATTTGGCGCAGCTGCCCGGCCGTTAGGTTCGAGGTAAAAGAGGTCGTCAACCAGGATTGGCGGCGACGATCGAACACCTCGGCAAGGATGGCCTTTGCACCGTCCGACAAGTCGGACCCGATGTCATCGACAACCAACCGCGAACAGTCCTCAAGGCGTTGAATCACCCGCTCCTCGTCTTTCTCTGCGCGCACCTCTTGTGCGAAGTCGCGAGCCCGCACCCAGCAAACGTCGTGTTCCAGCTCGAAGAAGGCCCTACGAAGCAGCAGCGCGGCCATGCTGGACTTGCCGCTGCCCGGCGTGCCGAGGAATGCCAGGCCGTACAAGGCGTCATCGTCAGCGAAGACCTGGTCAATCGCGGCCAGCGCCTTGCGCTGCTGATCGGTCTCGATGACCAAGTCCTGCAGCGTCAACGCATTGAGGGCTCGCGGTGGGCCGGTTCGGAGCCATTCAAGCCTTCGCTCCTTCGCCGCGCGTGCCTTGGCTTGTTCCTTCTCCTTGCGTTGACGCTCGGGCTCTTGGCTCAGCCAAAGGGCTCGCGCTTCTGCTTGGCGCGCGTCCGCAGCCCGGCGAGCGGCCATCTTCGCTGCGTCCTCACTGAGCCACCGATCAAGCCAAAACGCCTGCAAGGCCACGTGCATTTGCGCGGGAGACATGTCCGTGGTGATTGGCGCCGCATCGATCTCGCGCCGGGTCCACCCCGACTTGACGTGCACATCGCCGGGCTCAAGCCGCAACCTTTCACAGTCGGCGACAGAGGGACCCCAGTCGAAGTCTGGCGACTTCACCCAAGCGCGCCGCTCGGCTAAGAGCTGCATTACGTCGAGCTCGTCGCACATTACAGCCCCGCTACAAAGTCGGCCTCAGTCACCCCGGGCGGGCCAAGGTCTGCCACCACCGCACCTCGGGCAACTCGCGCGTGCCTGGTCGGCTGCACCTTGAGGAATGCGGGCTCGGGTGTCGGCCAATCGCGATAGTGCTTTCGCTTCGGGTTGTTGGCAACGTCCAGAAGCCAACAGAGCATGGCCTCAAGGCTGTAACCACCCGCGCTGAGCCTTTCCCCCTCGGCAATTCGCTGTTCCCGTTCTGCACCGGTCCACTTGGAGCGCTTCTCCCACTCGGCAAACAGTTCAGCGACCGCCCCGGCCGGGCGGCCCGCCAGGGCCGACCCGGAACGGGGCGCCCCCCGGTAACTACCCCGGGTCTTACCCGGGTAGTTACCGGGGTCGTCTCCAATGGACTGGAGCCCTGACGCTCGCCCACTGGAGCCCTGGAACTTGTGCACTGGAGCCCTGGAGCCTTTCAGGGGTACAGTGTGCTGGAGGTCTGACAGGGCAACGAAGTCGAGCGCGTATGTGTCCGCGCGATGCTGGGCGGCCGGCCGGGTGATCTTGATCACGCCCGCATTGACCAGGTCGTGCAGGTGGTTGCGCACCTGGTTGGGTGAGATGTTGCAGCGCGCGGCAAGCGTCGCGATTGACGGTCTGGCGTTGGTCCCGTCCTTGTCTGCGAAGTCTGTCAGCGCCAGCAATACCAGCTTGCGCCCGCTGGGGGTGATGCGAGCGGACCATATCGCTCGGAACCTGTCAAAGGCATTGGTGTAGGTCTCTTGCGCCGCGGGGTGCGCAGGCATAAAATCTCGCTGTTGTTGGTTACTTGAGGCCCTTCCTGCTTTGGTCGGTGGGAGGGCTTCTTCATTTGGCGGCCGGCCTGGTGGTGCGTTCATTGCGAAAGTCCCCAAGAAGCTTTGTGCACGCCACTCGGCGCGGGCGGCAGTGTGCGATGGAAAACGGGGCGCTCCAGTTCTTTCTGGATCGTGCGGAGGAAGCAGCGCAGCTCGTCGATCGGCAGTGCCTTGACCGTGTCGTGCAACAGGTCAGGCGAGGCGCAGCCGCGGCGCAGGCCCTCGATCAATACGGTGGCCGCCTGCTGAGCTTTGATCGCTTCCAGGACGTGGTCGGCGGCGTTCACGCTGCGGCCCGTGCTGTGAGCCAAGCCCGGACATCACCGACTTTCCAGCAGGTCACTCTCGACGAAAGTTTGATGGGTGGTGGAAAGCTGCCGTCCTTGACCTTGCGCCAGAGCGTGGGCTCGCTGAACGGAATCGGGACCGTCGCGCCGGGTCGCTTGGGACTCTGGACCATGTCGGCGGCCCGGATAAACGCACTGTCTGGCAGGTGGTCAAAAGATGGGGTTTTCGGTGACATTTGATAGCTCCTTGTGAGATTACATGAGCTATTTGAAAACCCCCCGCCTCGCTTACGTGCACCGCTGCAAATACATACAGCTTTTGCACCCTTCAACGGCGTATCGACGCCCTAGGCGCCCTGTTGAAACCGCAACACTTTCGCGCCAACGCGTATTTCGTCCAGATAGTCCGCCCACTTGTTCATCATCTCGCGGCGCTGATCTATGAACTCGGCGCGATCGTATGCTGCTCCGAGCGGGCCGCTCTTGCCGTGCGCCAGCTGGGCCTCGATCACATCCGGGTTGATGTTGAGATCCTTGACCTCGACCATGATCGTCCTGGCCATCGCCCGGAACCCGTGCGGGGTCATGTCGTCGTTGCTGTAGCCCATACGACGCAGAGCACCGCGCAACGTGTTCTCGCTCATCGGGCGCTCACCGGTCAGCAGGCTGGGGAACACGTACCGGCCGTGCCCGGTCAGGGGGTAGAGGTCGCGCAACACCGCCACGGCCTGAGGCGCCAGCGGCACCAGGTGCGGCCGGCCGTTGGCCTTGCCCTTCTTGGTGCGCTTCATCATCTGCGACGGGATCGTCCACAAGCCCGCGTCCAGATCGATCTCTCCCCACTCCATCTGCCGGATGTTGCCGGGACGCTGGAACAGCAGCGCGGACAGCATCAGCGCGGCCCGGGTTGAGGGCTGGCCTTCGTAGCTCTCGATCGAGCGCATCAGCGCGGCCGCCTGCGACGGCTTCGAGACGGCCGCCATGTGCTTGACCGCCAACGGCGACAGGGCGCCGTGCAGATCGGGCGCCGGGTCGCGCTCGCACCTGCCGGTGGCGATACCGTAGCGGAACACCTGCCCGGCCGTCTGGCGCAACGTGTGGGCTGTCTCATTGGCACCGCGGGCCTCAACCCGTCGAAGCACCTTCAGCAGTGACGGTGCCGTGATGTCACTCAATGGGAGACTGCCGATCCAGGGGAACGCGTCCTTCTCCATGCGTTCGATCCACCGGGCTGCATAGGTCACGCTCCAACCGCTTGCTTTCAGTGCGTGGAACTCCCGCGCCACGGCCTCGAATGTGACGTCTGCGGCGTGCTTGCGCTGGAGCTTGTCGAGCCGCCTTTGCTGCGCTGGATCGGTGCAGTTTGCGGGCATCGTCGCGGGCGTCCCGCGCGGCCTTCAGGGTGATCTCGGGATAGCTCCCAAGCGCCAGGCGCTTCTCCTTGCCGAGGTGGCTGTATTTCCAAAACCACCGCTTGGAACCGTTGGGCGCGACCTCAAGGTAGAGACTCGCGCCATCGGTGAGCCGAACGCGTGCGCGTTCAGGTGGGCAGGTGGCGTTCTTGCAGACGATATCGGTCAGAGGCATGGGGAACAGAGTCCGGTATGGGGGTGAAATCTGGGATCGTTCCCCGGTTTATACCCCGGCATCTGCCGTAATGCAATGACGCACAGTGACACGAAGTGACTACGAGTTTGTTGATTTTATGAGGGAAATATGAGATTTTGATGCCATCTGAAACACCGTGAGGTGATCTAATGGCCTGCCCGGAGGGGATCGAACGATGCCGGATAGGCCGCTTGGGGCCTTGTCCTCTGTGTGCGGGCGGGGAATTGATCCCCGTTCTGTTCCCCGCCGCTGCGATGCCTACCGGCCGCACTCAACCCACGCGGCGTAACCCTTCATGTCGATGAACACCCCGCCGTCAGGCGCTCGGCGGTACTCGCGGCCGTCAAGCCATTTGCCGTCCTCGATCTTGCGCCGGATCGCTTTCGCGGATAGCCCGGTGAGCTTGGCGGCCAGCGCCACCGTGACATACCGAGCATGGCCAGATGCGGGCGGCTGGGGCACCGCGCCGCTGGCGACTATGAAGTCGCGCAGCGCGGCCAGGAGGGCGGCCTCAGTGGGCGTTGCCTGCATGCCCTCGCTGCTCCCGAGCCTCGGCAAAGTGTTTCTCCACGTGCTCCAGGGCTTCCTCACACATCCAGAGCACCCGAACGCAGCCCTGGGCGGATCGCGGATCTCCGCTATTCGCGCCAACAGCGTCTGACACGAAACTGAGGACATCGCGGACGTTCCCCAGCGTTTCCTCGTGGTTGGGGGCGCCGTTGCCCTCGACCAGGCGATTCGGCACCTGGTGCGGGATCTCTGCCCCGCGCGGCATCCTGGTAGCCGCGGGTGCGGCGGCCTCTGTATGATTCGTTCCAGCCATTTTCAAAGTTCCTTTTTGAAGTGGTCAGGGCGACTTGCTGTGTCACCAGCTTGCCGCCCGCCTTGGTGCCCTGCATAGACCGCCGCAGGGCTTGGCGGTCATTCGGGTGGAAGTTTCGCCCGGTCGATTGCCCGGGCCAGCCACTCAGCCCCCAACTTCCTTAACTTCACCCACCGGGATGGCGTCAAGCGCACCGAGCCCGGCACGGCTTTCTCGTCGGCCGGCAAGGCAGGACGCCCGCGAGCCTTCTGGTCTTTGTTCGAATTCATGGGAATTAGTGTAACACCTAAATTAATTTAAGTGTTACCTAAATTGCAGACTCTTTTGCGCGCCGGCTTTCGCAGCAGATCCCGCGCAATGCCGTACAGCCCGCGATTGCCCGTTGCCGCTGCCAGGTCGAGCAGCAGCTCGGGGCGCTGCAGGTAGCGCTCGGCCAGGCGCTCGTCAGCGGTGAGAGGCGCCCGGTGCCGATTGGGCAGGGCGCTGGCCGGGTTCACCGCTTGCTCTCCGGGCTGGCCGCCCCGGACACCGCCCCGCGCACCGCGTCGGCCGGCCCGGTGGGTGCCACGTGGCCTTGCTGCACGTCCGCCACGTAGCCCAGGGGCTTGCCCAGCGCCGCCACCGGTATGCCGGTGGCCATGCTCACCAGGGTGAGCGTGTCGCGCACCGCCCGGCTGGCCCGGCCGTCGTCAACGATGGCCTTGTAGACCGAGTGCGGGGCTCGCACTGCGCTCTCGATCATGCTGATCGCTGGCGCGGTTGAGATCCGGTCATCGTATTGCTTGTTGTTGAACATGTTAACCATCGCCACGCTGGTCTGGCCCACCACCGGCACCATTGCCGCCGCGTTGCGCAGCGGTGCCCCGAAGAAGAACGCCAGGAACTCGTCCAGGTAGCCGTCGTGATCATCGTCACCTGGGCCACCGCGCATGGCCTGCACGATCGCCTCGGCGGTCCAGGCCGGCAGCAGGAAGCCGAACGCGAAGATGTAGAGCAGGCGGCCCGCGCCGGCCTTGAGCCCCATCTCCTGCGCCACCTTGGCAAACTCGCTGCCCAGTAGGTTCGCTTGCATGTTGAAATAGCTGCTGAATTGGGTGAACATCCGGCTGAAGGATGAGCCCGACTCGAAGCGGCTGATGTCCTCGGGCGCCAGGCTTCCTTGGGTCTCGCGCACCGCTGCATTGGCCGCGCGGATCGCCTCGGTCTGGTTCAAGCCCTCGGCGGTCGCCTGGTCAAAGGCACCCGCCCAGGTGATCGTATCCACCACGTTCTGGAAAGCCGATTGCAGGAAGTAAGCGTGCTTGGTGGTGAAGGCCTGCGCCGTCTCGAACTTGCTGGGGTTGACCAGCAGGTCCTCGATCTGCTGGCGCGCGTGCATCATCTCGTTGCTCTGGCGGTTCGCCATGAAAGGCGACAGCGCGGCCACCTGTTCGGCCGTCTCGGACGGGGCGCGCAGATAGCGCCAGGTGGCGGCCTTGAGATAGCCCGGCTTCACCTGCAGCCCCGACAGGAACAACCCGGTGGTCTGCTGCAGGGCGTTGCTCATGTTGGCAAACATGGCGGCCATGCCGGCGCGCGAGCGCGCGGTGCGGAAGAATCGATCGCTGAGCTTGCCGGCCCAGCCGGTGGCCGGCGTCTCGACGGTCTGTTTCGAGGCGCGGTTCAGCCAGGGCAGCAACAGATCCGTGTAGGCCACCGGGTCGTATCGGGTCAGCTTGGGCGCCACCGCCTTGGAGCGCAGCGTGCGGGTGACATCGCGCACATGGGGCTCCAGGTGCGAGAACAGCAGCGCCTTGTCGATGTGTTGGGGCAGCAGGCGCAGATCCAGTGCCAAGGGCTTGTTGTACTCCACACGTGATTTGGTGAAGCCGCGCGCGGTGGCCGGGAACATGTAGGCGTTGCCCTGGTTCACGGCGTCAAGCTCGGCATGGATGGCCGCGTCCTGGACTTCGAACGTATCGGTGATCGCGGGCACATAGCCGCCCCGGTAGCTGCCGAACTGGTTGGTGAACTCGTTGGCCGTGATCTCGTCGAAGTAGCGACCGAACACGTCGCGGTGTGTCTTCTGGGCCAGGGGCTTGATCTCTTCGAGCAGATCCCACACGCCCTGTGCAAAATCAAAATCGGCCTTGGTCAGCTTGCCCTCGCTGATCATGCGATGGATGAAGGCATCCCAGCGCGAGGTGTCGAGCACCCCCTCGGCGACCTCCTGCGCCCAGCCCCGGCCCAGCAGCAGCTTGCGCTGGTTCGACTCGTTGCCGGTGTGCAGGATCGCGTGCAGCAGCTCGGCCTTGCCGGCGTCGCCCTTTGTGTGGCCGAATGTGTAGCCGATCTCCGGCGCCTCGATGCGCCCGCGCACCAGGGTGGGCTCGATGGCCTGCAGCAGATCGCGATAGCGCTTGAGGTAGGTCCCGGCGTCCTGGCGGTAGCGGTCGGCGGCCTCGCTGATCGGCGTGAAAATGAAGCGGCGAAACGCCCCGGTGATCTTGCCGCCATCCATGCGGCCGACCCAGGACTCGGTGCGGCGCAGCGCCGCGCGCACGCCCATCAGGTAGCGCACCGTCTTCTCACCCTCGGTCACGGCGTGGCTTTCTCCAGGCACGGAATCGGGCACGCCCAGCGCGTCGAGCCGGCTCGTCAAGGCCTCGTTGATCTGGTCGCGCTCCACCAGCTGGCCGTCGATCTCCACCTGGCGCTCGCGCCGGGCCAGATACCACAGGCTCTCCACGTTGTCGCGCAGGGCGCGCAGCTGCCCCACCGTCATCTGCTCGACCTGCTGGGCGCCGTTCTCGGCGTCGAGCAGCATCGGCTCCAGCACCGCATACAGCTCGGGATCGTAGGCCTTGACGGCTTCCATGTAGCTGCGCGGATTCTTGCCGCGCATGCCGACGCCATGCTCGGCCAGGATGGCGCGCGCGGCGTTGACGATGTCGGCATTGCGCGCCTTGCCGGCGTCGGAGCTGACCGACACCGCCTTGAAGAAGGCCAGCGTGTTGTTCACCTCGTCCTGGGCCGCGTAGGCGGCCTGGGTGGCGATGTGGTTGATGATCTGATAGCGCTTCTGTGTGATCGCTTCCTGGGTGTCACCCTTGCGCATGGCCGCTTCTGCCGCCTTGCCCGCGCGCACTTCGGCCGCCGCATATTGGGTCGGCCGCAATTGGCCCACCCGGGTGCGCTCGACCAGTTTGGCCGCATAGTCTTTGGCCATCTTCGCCACCACCCGGGCGCCGCCCACCGCCTTCTGCAGCCCGGCCAGTTCGGTGGCCAGAAAGCGCGTGCGCACGTCGTTGTGAATCGCCTCGTCGGCGGCCTTGGCGACCGCCTCGGGGCTGACCAGGTCGCCGTGCTGTTCCAGCATGCGCTGGTCCGTGATGCCTTCGACCTGGTTGCGAAACGGGCCGGCTTCCACAATCGCGCGCACCATGGCGTCGCCTGAGGTGAAGCCGAACATGCCGGCCACCTCGTCCGGGTGCATCCCCTCGGCACTCACCAGATTGGTCGCCAGGTAGCGCCGGGGTGTGGCTGGGCCGTCGCCGTACATGTCGGCCAGGGCCTTGGTTGAGAGCTTGGCGCCCACCGTCTTGGTGCCGTCGGGCAGGATGCCCTTTTTCAACCAGCGCTGCACCTGGTACACGGGTTTGAGCATCACCTCGGCGGCAACCTCGCCCCGGATCTCGTCGCGCTTGGCTTTGGCGTCCTTGTTCAGGCGCTTGATGGTTTCCTCGCGCAGTCGGTTGGTCCAAGTCATATCGCGCAGGCTGCGCGCTTCCATGGTCTGGATCGCGTCGGCGGTGGCCTCGCGGTTGGTGGCCTGGTAGGCGTTGAAGTCGACGCCGAACTCGGCGGCCTGCTCGGCACTGGTGAAGATCGGCGCCAGGCCCCGCGCGCGCTGCGCTTCCTGGATGTGGGCATCGGTGGCCAGCATGCGGTCCATCACCGCGCGCACCTCGTCGGACAGCTCGACATTCAGGTCCTTGATGTTGCGGTACACGTTGACCAGCCACGCCCGAAAACGCGCGAACAGGCTGCGCATCTCCAGGCTGGGCGACTGGCCTTCAGCCAAGTAGGCTTCGAAGCCGCGGGCGAACTGTTCGTGGTGCTGGCGCTTCTGCTCCAGGGTCATGGCGTGCCAAGTGGCCGCATCCTGCACCCCGAACCAGTCGAGCAGCGTCTGCAGGTCTCCTTGCAGCGCCGGCGCGTCCTTCGCCATGTGGCTGTAGGCCTCCAAGAAGTAGTGCCCCAATTCGTGTAAATAGGTGCTCAAATTTGCGCCCTTGAACAGGCCGATGATCGCCTTGCCGTCCTGGCTGAACTCACGCGGCACGAAGCCGCCCAGATCGTCCTGCGACAGCATCGGCG